ACCGAGAAGCAACTCAAACAAAACAAGGAATACAAACCCGCAACAGCGCACAAGGGGACTTTCCCCATCGGTATTATAGTTGGTGCTGGTGGTAGGAGTCGAACCCACAACCTACTGATTACAAAACAGTTGCGCTACCATTGCGCCACACCAGCATTGAGATGGCTCTTACAACCCCAGATACATCAACAACAAATTACAGGCATACAAACCATACAGGGATCGTTGTTGATAGTGAGACTGTTGTAAGACTTACGCCTTCAGGAAGGGCCATCAAGGTTAAGTATTATCTCAACCCTTATATAAATATTATACCACTATTTGGCGGATAAGTCAATACTTTTTATTGAGTAATTCATTAAATCTTGTGGATCAGTCCATGCTAAGTGTGCTTGTGCGGCCTTGAGAGTATCGAAATAACCAACGGGATGACCCCAAGCATTTACAATGTAATATTTCATATCTAATACCTCCCTCTCTATATAAATAGTATAGCATATTTCTACGGATTTGTCAACAATATATTTTCAATTTCTCCTGCTTGATGATCGATAATCGATAGTTTCTTGCTTGATACGCGATCCTCTTAGGAACGTCCTGCTTCCTGCTTGATGAACGAAAATTTATTGGCTACGTCTTTCGCCAATGAAAGCGCTTACACCGGTCGGATCGGATCATGTAAGCGCTTACATTTTTTCATAAAAAAAGGGGAAACTATTCCCCTTTGAAAGCGATGCCTTTTTCAGTAAGAGTGTAAGCATTTACTTTTCTCTTAACGACAGTTGGCACTTCGACAACAACTTTTTCAGCAACGACTAAACCTCTGTTAACAAGAGCAGTTAAGTGAGCAGAGTTTAATCCTTCGATTTCTAATCCAGCCATAGTGATATTTTCTTTGCCAGATTTGAGAACCTCTAAAACCTCTAAAGATTTAGCAGATAAAATTTTGTTAGCCATAATGTGATACCTCCTATTTTGTAGTAGATAGAGTGGCTCCCTATCTCTATAAATAGTATATCAAATTTTGGCGGATATGTCTATACCTTTTTCGCAAATAAAAAAAATAAATATTCTTAAATAGTATTGACACAAGGGGATATATATTTTTTTTAAAAAAAAAGATCCTGCTTCTTGCTTGTTAGGCTAAGCCTTTTATGGTACGATAGTTCGCATGCGAACTATGTAAGCGCTTACATCAATGAAAACGCTTTCACGATCAATGTAAACGTTTTCATAAAGTTCCAGCTTGACAAACGAAACTTTTTATGGTACGATGGTTCGTATGAAAACGCTTACATTTGAAATGTAAGCGCTTACATTTACTTTCCATAAAACATATTATGTTAACTTCCTCGATGGCTTACCTACGTCATGTAAGCGCTTTCCTTTCTATAAAGTATATTATGTTAACTTGCCACGATACCTTATGGTATTGTTTCATTTTGCAACGATACTTTCGTCAATCGTTTCAATGTAAACGCTTACTTTTCAAAAAAAATGTCTTGACATGTAAGCGCTTTCATGGTACCGGTCCGAAAAATGTAAGCGCTTACATTTACATTTACAAAAAAAGGCGATTACTCGCCTTTAAATGCCTTACCTTTTTCAGTAAGATTGTAAGCATTTACCTTACGCTTTACAATAGTTGGTACTTCAACTATTACTTGTTCGGCAACTACAAGCCCACGATTTACAAGAGCAGTAAGATTTGCGGAATTGAGATTTTCAATTTCGATTTCGCTCATAATCATTGGAGCAGTAGCACCTTTCAAGATTTCTAATACTTGTAAAGATTTTTCAGATAAAACTTTTTGGTTTGCCATATAGCAACACCACCTTTCTTTTTTTTGGTATACCTTATTATACCATAGATTTTTTAGAAAGTCAAGCACTTTTGAAAACTTTTTTAATTATTTTTTTGAGTGCTTCCTTATCCTTTCTATATATAGTATACCATACTATATCGCAAAAGTCAAGTCTTTTTTCAATGAAAACGCTTTCATTCCAATGAAAACGCTTACATTTTTAGCTCCGGTCGGAATGTAAGCGCTTACATTTTAATCACGTTTTTGAAACGAGGATAAAAATTATGAATAATTAGTCACGTGTAAGCGCTTACATTTTGCCACGATCCCATTAAGTGATTTTAGTCAAAATTATTAAGTGATTTTAGTCAAAATGTAAGCGCTTACATTTTCGCCCGGTCCGCATGTAAGCGCTTACATTTATTTTTACAAAAAAGAAAAAGCCCTTAGGTAAGGGCTTTAAAGGCTTGACCTTTTTCAGTCAAACTGTAAGCATTAACTTTTCTTTTAACTACTGTTGGAACTTCAACAATAACTTTCTCAGCAACAACGAGCCCACGATTTACGAGAGCAGTCAAGTGAGCAGAGTTGAGATTTTCAATGCCTAAGTCAGCCATTGTAATCGCTTTGTCAATTCCTTTTAAAGATTGTAATACTTCTAAAGATTTTGGAGATAAAACTTTTTGGTTTGCCATTTAGCAACACCACCTTTCTTATTTTGTTATACTTTATTATAGCATAGAATAATAGATTTGTCAAGACTTTTTTAAAACTTTTTTAATTATTTTTGCTTGAATAATCTCTTACCTACTCTTTTATTATACCATAGGTTTATTATATAAGTCAACAACTTTCGTTATGAAAACGCTTACATTTTCGCCCCGGTCCGAATGAAAGCGCTTACATTTTACATAATAAAAAAAAAGCCCTAAGGCTTATTTAAAAGTATTCCAGGGAACTTTTTTAAACATTACTTGACCATTTTCAAATTCAAGTGGAACATTTAAAGCAACTACTCTCAAACGAATTTCATCAAAACCAATTTCATTTTCAAAATCAATTTCTTTCATAAAGTCTTTGGCTGAAAAGAAGTCTTCAAAAATTCCTTCTAATGTTTCGCCTTCGCCATATGTAATACTTTCTACAACATAAACTTTTTTCATAGGTTCTACCTACCTTTCTATCTTTATACTTTATTATAGCATACTTTATTATAAAAGTCAAGTGTTTTCGTAATGAAAACGTTTTCATAAACCATATTTCTATAAATCTTTTTTTTCTTATAATTTATTATAACATACTATTTTATAAAAGTCAAGCATTATTTTTATGAAAGCGTTTTCATTTTCGCGCCCGGTCCCGAAAATGTAAGCGCTTACATTTTACAATAAAAAAAGCCGAATTATTCGGCTTTAAATTCTTGACCTTTTTCAGTCAAAGAGTAAGCATTAACTTTACGTTTAACAATCGTAGGAACTTCTATAACTACTTTTTCGGCAGTTATTAAACCACGATTAACTAACGCAGTGAGATGGGCAGAGTTAAGACTTTCTACGCCTTTTTCCACAAGGTCAGACATTGTGAAAGTGCCTTCTCTTAAAATTTCTAATGCTTGTAAAGATTTTGGTGATAAAACTTTTTGGTTTGCCATATTTGACACACCCCTTTCTTATTTTTGATATACTTTATTATATCATATTTTTTTTAGATTGTCAAGGCTTTTTAAAAACTTTTTTAATTTATTTTTAAATAACTCTTTCCTATCTATAAATAGTATACCATACTATAACGCAAAAGTCAAGCATTATTTTTATGAAAGCGTTTTCATTTTGGCCCGGTGCCGCATGAAAGCGCTTACATAGATTTAGTATCTTTCTTATGTTTCTTTTTGCGAGTATATTTTTTCTTATTTCTATGAGCACCAATTCCAGTAACGCCAACTTGATGGGCTATGTGGTCTATATTTGCTTTCTTTTTTGTTTTCATAATTAAACACCTTTCTATCTTTATACTTTATTATAACATACTATAACACAAAAGTCAAGCATTATTTCTATTTTCTTCTGTGAAAACGCTTACATTTTCGCCCCGGCCCGAAAAAGTTGTAATACAACTTTAATAAAAACTTACAAGATTTCTTGTAAGTTAGTAGTAAACGGAATGTTATATTTTGTATGAGTGCCAATTTTATTATCATAAGCATTTACAAACTTTAAAACGTTTCCGCCATTTTGTTTCCACTCAATAAGATTTTTTGAGTAGTCGTCTATAAGTAAACTATTTTTAAGGTCTTTAACATAGTCAGCCTTATTTTCGTTAGTTCTACAAAAGATAATTTGACTTACTTTTAGATTTGGCAAGTATTTCATAAGCCAAGAAAACTTATCTCTATCAGCATTTTTATTTGGACTAGCACTTAAAATGTTGATATCATAACCTTTTTCTAAAAGCATTTTAATTGCTTGAAGATTTTGGTTTATAGGTTCTAATTTTGAAAAGAAACCTTTTTCAATAGCATAACGATTTTTAGCATTTGGTTCTTTTTCAAAGTTAGCAAGAACGCCATCCATATCGCAATAGATTTTTAGATTTTTGTTTAACATAGGTGATACCTCTTTCTTTATCTTATATACATATTATAGCATACTTTATTCAATTTGTCAAGTGTTTTTACAATGAAAACGTTTTCATAAAAATCGCGCCGGGTCGAAAAAAGTTGTAATACAACTTTAATAAAAAAACTTAGAAACGAATTTCTAAGTCTTTAATATCTACAAACTTAACAAAACTAAAATCGCCTTGATAAAGTTTATCTTGTATGTCAGCATATTCAAAAACCTCAATGAAAACGCTGTGAAGAATGACATAAACATTTTCACTATAAAAACGATTGCCAGCAACTAAAAGCGTATCAGCACCATTGCTGAAAACAGCAACTTGATTTAACATACTTTCAGTAAGCATATCAAGAACAACCTCTTTATCTAATTTTTGGAATTTTTCTTTAATCATAAGTAATACCTCTTTCTTTTTATTATACTTTATTATAGCATACTTTATTCAAAATGTCAAGTCTTTTTATAATGAAAACGTTTTCATAAAGTATATTTTTATAACTTTCTTTCTTTTTGTTATACCTTATTATAGCACGATATATTTAAAATGTCAAGAACTTTCGTAATGAAAACGTTTTCATAAAAATCGCGCCGGGTCGAATGAAAGCGCTTACATTGATCCTATACTTTTTTATAATATATTTTATTTGATTTGTCAAGTATAAAATAAAAAAAGGCTAAACTAAGCTACATATCGCCGAAGCTAAATATCAAAATTAAGTCGCCTTTATATTTATATTATAACATACTTTATTTTATTTGTCAAGTGTTTTCTTAATATTGTTTGATATTTAAGAAAACAACTAACTCAGCAGTTCCATAAACTAACTCTTCAATCCAACCATCAAGGTCAGCCGCAAGAGTGCTTTGGGCTGTGTTCCAATTTTCTACCATATCAGTAGAAACAACTTGATTATTTTCATTATAGAATTTTATTAAAATTAAATTTTGCATTTGGTATTACCAACTTTCTTTTTGTTATACCTTATTATAACATACTTTATTCAAAATGTCAAGTGTTTTTGATAAAAAAGTTTATGAAAACGTTTTCATAAAAATCGCGCCCGGTCCGAATGAAAGCGCTTACATTTACATATATAAAAAAATAGACACAATGTCTATTTAGTTGGCAAAAGCAATTTAACAAAAGTTATAATTACTAATGATTGCCAAAATGTAAAACTAAGATTAAACATTCCAAACAACCAAAACGCAATAAAACCATTTGATAAAACCACAGGAGCAAGTAAGATAAATAAAATTATTGAATGAACTTTTACATCTAATTCTTTTTTATCTCTTTCTTTAAACTGAGCCATTAAAACTTTAAAAGCAATAACAATTAAAGCAGAGGCAATTAATAATAATGTTTCCATAGGTTGATACCTACCTTTCTTTATTTATACTTTATTATAACACACTATATTCAATTTGTCAAGTGTTTTTTAATATTTTTATTTAAGTAATATAATTATTATAATGTCATCTAATAACATTATTATTTCTAAATTGTTATATAATACTTGTAAATAATTGAATAATTTCATAATTTAATACCTTTTCTTTCTTTGTTTATACTTTATTATAGCATACTTTATTTAAAAAGTCAAGTGTTTTTACAATGAAAACGTTTTCATAAATCGCGCCCGGTCCCCATGAAAGCGCTTACATTTACATTATACTTTATTATAATATAACTTATTTATTTTGTCAATCATTATATTATATTATAACATAACATCATTGATATGTCAAGCAATATTATTATTATAACACAAAAGATTCTTTTTGTCAAGTAGTCTTATTATAACATAACATCATTATTATGTCAAGTATAAAATAAAAAAAGGCTAAACTAAGCTACACATCGCCGAAGCTAAATGTCAAAATTAAGTCGCCTTAAAGGTTTATATAACGCCGTCATATAGGACTAAGCGTTGTCTAAGGTTGGAGTATGTCCTTTACCTTATATATACATTATAGCACACTTTAAACAAAATGTCAAGTGTTTTAAGTAAAAAAGTTTATGAAAACGTTTTCACTTAAATTAATTAAAGACTTTAAAAGTCTTTAACTAAGCAAAACTAACTATGATACTAACAAACATAATTACAAAGAACATAACAACTAAAACATTTTCAATTTTTCTTAACATTGTGTTTCCACCTTTCTTTTTTTATTTCTTATCTTATATATATATTATAGCACACTTTATTCAAAATGTCAAGTGTTTTCGCTAAAAAGTGGGAGGGCATCATAGGTGTGCGTGGCTTAGGTAAGCCATCAACTCTTATTTATAATTTTTCTAAATAAGAACTACATTTTATTATAACATAAAATAAAGAAAAAATCAATGGCCTAGAAATGGCTTACCTAAGCCCTGGAGAGATTCGGCCGGAGGATAATGTAAGAAATTTTCACAATAGTCAGAAAATGCTTGATTTCGTGACTTTTTTGAAAATAAATGGTATACGAACTATTGAGAGTTGTAATACAGGTGGGCAGGGTAGCCAAATGTAAGCGCTTTCACAAAATATCGGGGGGTGTGAAGTATGTTTTTTTCACTTTTAAAAAAATAAGTTGCTACTAGTGGTGCAGTCAACAACTATATTTTTTTTAAAAGTCACTTCCACAAATACACTCGATTTTGAGCCGCATGAATAAAAAAAAAGAAATAGCACAATCACTACTCCTTTTCATCTCTCCTGCCAAACGACTCAAACCAATACTCATACACAGCCAAACACACAAACCCAACAAAAATAAAACCAACACTCACATAAGCGAAAAAAAGAGTCTCTCAAAGAAAAAAGAAACTAAGAAAAACCAAACTTAAAATATAAGAAAAAATTCCTATTCTTTCAAATCATTTCATAAAAACACCTCATAAACCTCATGCGTTTTGATAGGAGTCCCCATAGTGCTAAGGAGGTTGGGTAGACCACACAACTCTAGGACTCTTATCAAACCGCACGAAGCGGTTGTTTAACTTTATTTGAGTATTTTAATTTTATAGCGCTTTATAAGATTAAATACTTCCATTTCTTCTTCTGTGAGAGTTTGAATGTCACCTTGCATAGTTTCATGAAACTCACAAACATAGTAAAGATCTTCAGGAGCATCCAGAGGAACAGTGAATGTGAGAGTACCAACTTCGATACCATTATTTTCTACACCTTCATTGTAAGCATTCTCTGAGCCAACTGTTTTTTCTGTTTTGATTCAGAATGGATGACCTTCCGCATTAATTTGAAAATTGTATGTTTGTCCTTGTGCGGCCAAAATTCCAGGGTTTTCTTCGCCATTAATAATATATTTACCATCACGATGAGTAACTTCAAAATGAGTATTTTGATCTTGGCTTTCTAAACTGCCCATGCAAGCGGCATAACACATTTCGCTTCTTTTGTCGCCGTCCTTAACTTCTTCTTTAAGTTTTTCGTCAGACATACATATTTCCATACATTCTTCAATTGTGTTGCCGCCTACCTTTGGCATATAATCACCTTCATTATTTTCTAGTTAATTCAAAATCATTAAACCAAATTTCTTCATACATTTTGTTTCGACATAAGACCTTACTTCCACCATCTTTAGTTTCAAGCACAATAAGCCAATCTTTTGTGAGTTTGTGTTCGACTATATCTCCACTACTTAACATAAACCTTTTCCTCCTAACTCCAAATATTTTCTATATCTACATTTTTAAATTGATTTCTGTTTGCGATAAAGTAACCATCTTCGTATTGAATAACAACCAAATCAATTCAATTAAAATAAATAACTCTTTCGACTCCATTTAAAACTCTATCTACAGTTACAACTCTAAAAATTGAGTTAGTTGTTTCAAGAGTATAGCGAAATTGCATAGTAGAATTGCTAGTTTTAACTGTTTGTATGCTTAAAGTGAAAGCTAAAACAACTAAAAGAACAACTCTAAAGAATCATTTTAAAGCTTTTTTCAATAATCTCCCCTCTGACTATTTCATTGAGTAGCCAAACTCCTGAGCCTTAAAGTAATTTTGTCAATACTTTTCAGCTTCATTTAGTTTATTTGAGTCTGTAATTTCTTCTATAACCTCAAAGTGAAAGGCTTCAATTCCAAACTCTAACATTGCTGGGTATAGTTTATTTGCTGTAAGAACTTCAGCACCGGCACCACGCTTTGCATGTTGTTTCCAACGATTGCCGATGTCAACGCTTTGACCAACGTATGTGCGGCCTGAATCAACGTGAATGATTTTGTAAATACCCATCACTTTACGTTGACCAATAACCCGCAAAACAAGTTCATTAATTTTTGGTTTGTAATATATATCATACACTGCTTTACGAAAGGGGAGGGGATTTTTTAATTTGCGAATTGCCTTATTCAATTCTGTAAGTTCCACTTCCTCATCGTCTTTTAAAATAATGCGGTGATGACTATCTTTGTTTTTAAGCTCATCGAGTTTTTTGTAAGACTCGACTACCGCATTTTGTTTTGATCTTCAATCTTCAATTCATTCTTGGATCTGATCAACCTGAATTTGAGCATTTAATTTTTCTTCTTCAATTCAGTTCGCGAGCTCAATCTTAAGCTGTCGATTTTGTTCTTTCCGAAGCTCGATTTCAGTCTCTAAATCTTTTATCATTTGATTTTTTCTCTGAGATAATTGCTCAGCGATTGAAGATTCTTGAGATTGAAAGTTTTTTAATCAATCCTCTCTTTGTTGAGTTATTTGTTGCTCAACTTCTTGAAAAAGTTTTTGCCTGTATTCCTGAGCTTCTTTCTCATATTGTAATCGAATTGCTTCTTGGTCGATTGAAGAATCTTGAGATTGAGGCTTTTGAGACTGAAGGCGAATTACATAACCAATAACTAATCCAAGAACTATTGCAAGTATGTATTCCATTGCGGCCTAAAACCGAATGTTAACTTGGATCTGAATTTGGTTCTGTAGTATCTTCAACTTTTTCTTCAGTCTCTGGTTGTTCTTGTGAGAATAAATTATTCGAAAGCATTATTGATCTTTCAAGAATAAAGTCAATTGTAGTTTTATCAACAACTGCATATTCAGGAGTAAAAGTTTTTTCTTCTCCTTCTCCAGAAATTTTAGCAGCAAGAGTTTGTAAAGTATAGTCTGACTTTACAACATTCATTGTGAGTATTCAGTGAACCTGTCTCTCTTCAGTCTGACTTTTAAAACTTAAGCTTAATACAGGAAAACCCCAATCGCATTCAACTTTAAATTTTTCGCCGAATACTTGATTAAAGTGTTCAATAAATATTTTTGAATTCTTTTCTTTTACTTGATCTAACATTTAGACCCTCCATTTTTAAAAATTTCCCATTTCTTATAATATAATTATATCATATACTTTTAAAAAATTCAAATTTAGGTTTCATTTATTTTTTATATTCCTGTTTCAAAACCAAGATTTGTATAAAATACAAAATTGTAGTATAATGATGACGTAATATACAAACAAGGAGTGATACGATGGAGCTAAAAGTTAATAAATGTTCTAAGTGCGGCAAAAACCACACAATATTACCATCAAACAACCCGTTGTTGCCTGAAATCTGCACTCAATGTATAATTGAAACCTTTGATTATAAAAATATAGAGCATGCGGATTTTTTCTGTAGAACTTATAACATTCCTTTTGATCCGAATATTTGAATAAAAATGAGTTCTGAGTTAAAGCAAAATGTTTTTAAGGAATATACTTTAACAAATATCACAGAAGAACAAGAATACGAGCACGTAAGTTTAAATATTTGAAAAGACTTAAATGAGCAGTGAGGTTTAGTACAAACTCACGAAGAGCTTATAGCAAGAATTCGCCCAATTAAAGAAGGATATATGTTAAGAAATCAAATTAAATGAGGCTCAAATTACACATTTGAAGAACTTATTACACTTGAAAACTTATACATCAATACTTTAAAGGCAAACGATGTAAGTAACCCAATGCAAAAAGATGCGATTAAAAAAGCATGTAAAATGTCGGTTGCTCTTGACAGATCAATCGTTAATGGAGATTCAAAAGAAATAAATGAACTTAGTAAAGCTTACCAAAATTTTGTAAAAACGGCGAAAATAGATGATTTAATTACGGCCTCAAGCCAAGATGTCATCGCAAACGTTGCTCAGTTAGTAAAATTTATAGAAGATCAAGGATATGAGTTTGAATACTATGATAACGTTGATCGAGATATTGTTGATAAATCTATGAAAGATATTCAACAATTTCTACAAAGACTTGTAATTGATGCAACTGGACTTGAAAGCGTATTCGAAACAATTAACAGCGCATTAAAAACAGAAGACGCTTTAAAGAAAGATGCAGAAAGTTATGAAAAAGTTCCTCTTGAAGAACTTTATGCAAAAGCATTAGAACAACAAAGTGAAGATTTTGATCAAGAACTTGAAAGCGAAGAATTAGAAATCGGAGATGATGACGATGAAGATGAATTCTTCTAATGATTTCGTAGAGCAAGAAATTCTTGACTACTTAGATTTTATAGACAATACAACAGAATCATCACCAAATGTAGTAAAAAAAGAAAAAATAAAAGAAAATTTAGAACAATATGGAAAAGCAATTAATACTTTGCTTGTATATCCTGATATACTAGCAGATATTATGACACCAAAAAATTCAAGTTTCAGCATGTTCTTTACACAACGTATGGTTTTGCGCTCTATGAGCCGAAGCCGACAAAGTTACTTTACCTTTACTAGGGGCTTTTCAAAGTCATTCTTGGCTTTCTATAGTCGCTATGTAAATACAATGTTAGTTCCTCGCCATAAAAGTTTCGTTACAGCAGGAACAAAAGGACAAGCAGCACAGATTGCAAAAGAAAAAATTGTTGATGACTTATGAGTACGGTTTCCGTTACTACAAAATGAAATGCAAAAGATGCGTGTTGCGGGCCAATTGCGAAATGCTTTCGTTCAAGGTCCAGACTATGCAGAGTTTCGTTTCAGTCATGGAGGAATCTTTGACGTTGTAGGTGGAACAATTAGGGGTTTTAGACGACACTCTGGTATCTTTGAGGAAGTTATTGAACTTGATCCAAAGTGAACTTGATCCAAAGTTTACAAATGAAGTCGCGATACCACTACTTAACAAACCTCGTGAAGATTCACGTGGTAATGTAAATCCAAAAGAACCACATGGAAGTAAGATATTTATTACAACTGCTGGTTATCAAGGTACTTACGCTTATAACAAACAGCTTGAAACACTTGTTTATGCGGCCATAGATCCAACTCGTTATTCGGTTTTAGGTGGCTCATATCAAATACCAGTAAACCATGGACTATTACAGGAAGAAACAATTCGAGAACTTATTAGTTCTACAACTTACGATAGAGATTCATTTGAACGTGAATTTATGAGTATTTGAAGTGGAGCGCCGCGAGGAGCTTTATTTACAGCAAACACAATAACAAACTTAAGAAAAGTTGTTAGAGCGGAATACAAGGCAAGTCAACCAAAAGACCCAAACAATCCTCACTTTTATGTAGTATCTGCGGATATGGCGAAAGACGGTTCTGCAAAAACGGCTCTTGTAGTTATGAAAGTTCAACCAAAAGAATACTTCTTTACTTACAGTCTTGTTAATTTATTTACTATCGATAGCACAGATTATGAAAAAATTTCAAATATTATAAAACAAACTGTTTTAAACTATGAAGCAAAACTATTAGTATACGATGCAAATGGTATAGGTGCGGCGGTTCGAGATTGATTAAACAAAGAAAGCGTTACACAAGATGGTTATAAACTTCCTGGATTTGGAATTATCAATCCTCCTAAGACTTCTGAAAAAGATATTATTATGTGGCCATCGTATCAAACAATATGTTATGAAGTTAAGGCGACGGGAGAAAAATCAGATCAAATACATCAATTATTCTTCAGTCGAATTAGTAACGGCGCTATAAGATTTTTAATTAAGTCTGGTGAAGCTGTTCAAAAATATCAAAATCAAGAAGGCTTCAAAAGATATAGTAATGAAAAACGTGAAAGAAAATTGCGACCTTATCTCTTTATGGATCGTATGGAGCTAGAACTAAAAAATCTTGAAGTTATAGATACAAGCGATAATGTTAATAAAGCGATGAGAATTCGTAGACGTGATAACAAAATTCAAAAAGACTTTTTCTCAGCAACTGAATATGCAGTTTATGCAACCAATGTAAATCTTGAATTAGATTTTTATGGTAAAAATAGACGCTCAGACGGTAAAGCAAGAGACTTTGTCTTTATAGATTAAAGGAGGCGATGATATGGCAGAAAAAGATAGAAGAGAGTTTACTCGTAGTTTGAATATGGCTGATCGTCGTAAACAAATTGAAAGGCTTTATGACGGTTCTGAAGAATCTTTAAGACGGATTTTTGACAAAGCAATAGGAAGAAAAATTGGAAACAGATATAATGAAGATTATTTAAACAGATTGCTTGAGTCTGTAGGTAGTGAAGCAATTGATAGAGATGAGTTAATTGATTTATCTAACCATGCTTTTGCTACTGATCCAAACTTTGCAAACATAGTAAATTATCTATCTAATATGTTCCTCTGAAGACACTATTACATACCTGTTCAAATGCGTAAAAATGCAGAAGAAGCAGATTATGGCTCTGTATATAACTTAATGACAGAAATAGTAGACGGTATGTCAATTGAAGTAACTTTTCCAATGATACTTACAAAACTTTTTAAAGAAGGAGAAGTTTATCTTTATACAATAAGAAATCGTCCTTCTAAAACTGTTTCTACTGTGATTTTGAACTCTGAATATTGTAGACCAGTTATGACAAGTCAGTATGGTACAGGAATTTTTCAATTTAATTTAAAATATTTTGAAGATTTAGTTCTCTATGGACAAGAACTTGAAGATGTATTAGACTTATTCCCAGAAGAAATAGTACAAGCCTGGTTAGAATATAAAGATAGAAATCGACCAGATGAATTTATTATTTTAGACGGAAGATATTCAACCTATTTAAGTGTTAATGATTACGGTTTCCCAACTCATTTATCAGTATTAAAAAGTTTATTCGACTATGAAAAATATAGAGAGAATGAAGTTGAAAGAAGTAGCGCACAATTAGATACAATTATAACACATAAAATTCCAGCATATGAAAATAGACTCTTATTCGAACTAAGTGAAGTTAAAGCCTTGCATAAAAGTATGTCTAGAATTCTTGGTCAAAATAAAAGAACAAGACTTATGACAACATTTGGTGATGTTTCTATACACCCAATGCAAGAAATGCCTAAGGCTTCACAAGATTCTTTAAGATTAGCAAATGATGCAATTTATCGTAGCGCAGGCCTTAACAATATGTTATTTACTGGCCAAATCAAAGAATCTTTATTAATATCTTTAAATAGAGATCAGGCAACTGTTTGAAAATATGTTCAACAACTTGTCAATTTCTATAATTTAACTATTAATCATCTATACAGTTTTAGAGGATACCAACTAGAACTTACGATGTTACCAATTACACATTATAACTTACCTGAGATGATGGAACTTCATCGTCGAAATGGCGAATATGGAATTGGTAAAATTGAAGCAATTGTGGCCTCTGGTACTAAACAAAAACACATTGCTCATAAAAGTAAGCTAGAAGAATTCCTAAGACTAGATGAAATATTAAAACCACTAGCAAGTTCTCATACTCAATCAGGTACTGAAGATACTTCTGAAGAAGAAGTTCAAATCGATATACCTAAAACAGAAGGAGATACTCAGATTAGTGAGTAATTAGTGGGGTGACTGAATGAATGTAAATTACAGTGTTCCTGTTTCCCTATTTGATTATCGTGAAAGCGAGAATTCCTTGTATTCTTTTGCAAAACTTAAAATATTTTATGTTGGACAAACACAAGATAAAAGAGTTTTTACAAAAGAATTTTCTGACCAGCTTCTTAAAAGTTTACCTTACGTACCTATAGTAGGCTTTTATGATGAAGAAGGTGAAGATTTTATAGGACACAACGCAGCTATCCAAAATATTTATGGAGTAGTTCCAGAGGGTACTTCAATTGAATATATTTGGGAAGGCGGTTTACAATACGCCGTTTGTGATGTAATACTATATACAGGAAGATTAGATAGAACCGGGGAAATTGCACAGAAGATTGTTGGCAAGCAGCATTCTTTAGAACTAAATCCTGATAATACTACTTACGAGATTAAGAAAGATGCTAATGGAAGAATTCAAAATATTGAATTTGTTACAGGTACTCTTCTTGGTTTAAGTATTTTAGGAGATAGCGAAACTCCAGCATTTGATGGCTCAGGTTTCTTTAAGAATACCGCTGCTATCTTTACTGAAGAAATTCGCAGTTCTTTAAATGATCTCTATCAACAAGAAATGGTGCAATGCAGTTTTAAATCACAATTCTCAAGACACTCTTACGAAAATCGTCGCAAAAGAGCATATCAAGCACTTAGCGAAATGTATCGTGATGTTAAGTTTAAAATTCTAGAAATGACTGACAATTTTATTCATTATACTGAATATTTTGAAGATCAGAATGGAGAACAATCAGTACATAATCGTATTTATTACAAAGATGATGGCCAATATGTTG